TTTCTGTTCGACATTTTTCTCTTCGGTGTCAATGACCAGGTCGGGGACCAGGTCATGACACATCTCCGGTATAGTATACTCCACCAGATCACCCACTTTCTTCTTAGAAGACTGTGAACGGACCTGGAGGGCGTATATTAACCGGTCCTGTGCAGTTTGGGGCTCTAATCCGTGAGGATCAAGGCCACCAAACTTTACATCTACATCTATTGATCGAGGTGTCAGACGAGAGTATCCTGTGCGGTTCATCAAACCGACCACAAGACCCTTATCTAACCCCTTTTTCAATAGAGTTGTTACCATTTGCTCTGCACGTGGCAGATAACACTTGTACTTTCCAGTACCAAGACGGACTACCTTTTTGTCAGTATATAAATATACTTGTGAATCGATAGATCCCCATGATCTAGAAACATAGTTCTTTCCAATAGAAAGGCCGAGGCCAATCTGTGGACAGATATGTTTCCAAAGACCATATTCTTGTTGTGTCATCTCACCTAACAGATCATCTCCATGTATCAAGGCAGGTATATCTTTCAAAGATTTACCCGTAGCCTTGTGCACGGTGAAGGCGTTTACTAGACATAAAAATGGAAATGATAGGAGTGATCCCATCAGTTGTCCATTTGTCTGGTAAGCATCCTCAATCCCATATTTCTTGGGATAGGTGACTGTGTGCACGCCTGCTTCCCTTTGTACTATCTTAAATAGTGCAGGGTCGCAGACTGAAGCTAAGGTTTCAACACCAGCTCTAAATATGTCCGAGTGAAGTCCGTCTGTAGCAGACGAATAATCACCGGAGAGGATCAGTCCTTCTCTTTCGAAAAGGCGCTGAACTTCATCAGTATATTCGGGAGTGAAGCAGGGTTTCATGCTGGGGAATGCTCTAAGAGCATCCAACATGGCAGACTGTAAGGGTTTAAGAACCCAATTGTCTGCAGTACCTACTGTCACTGTCCGAACCTTCAATGGCTCAAGAATAGCTGAGACCTTTACCTCGTTAGAGGAAGGCTCTGCAGTCTTGAACTTGTAGAAGTACTGACCAGATGTAGAGATTGGTTGATAGATGTGATCTTCGAATATGCTTTGATAAAAAACAGATTTATCGCGCCATAGTTGGAGTTGTTGTGAAACAATCCAAGGTGCAATTTCTGAAATATTACTAAAGCGATGGATGACTTTTCTCTTGAGTTTATGAGGTTCTCCCTCCTTATACAAAGTATAAGCAGTTAGATCATCAATATCAACAGAAATGTCCCACCTTCGAAGAATCGCGTCAGGAGTCTGGACAGTTTTGCCCAGAATCGCTGACACACAGGAGGTTGAAAGATTGGACGAATAGAGGATGAGAGGAGAAGTAAACTTCTTCCCCTTGTCCTCCAATTTCGCCATGGGGGTGATATAGTCAGTTGTGGAGTTCAAAGTTATGAACTCCCCAATCGACCTATCACCTGTTTCTATGTAGTTAATCGTTGATTGACAGAAATCATCAATGATCACAAGGGGTTGGTTGTTGTAACCATCCCAATGATCACATTGAGAGTTTCTGCAATATACAGTATCTGTGTAACTAGCTTCTAGCTTCTCAGCTAAAAGTTTTGCTATACGGGACTGTATTAACGATTTACCAGCACCAGGCTTACCATGAATACTTATGGTGATTGGATCAATACGGGGCTCAGTAGGTTGGATTAGTTCAGAATCTTCGATTCTTAGAACACTTCTAACACCACCACGGCCACGATTGGATTCCAAACACGCATGAGAGGTTGCAAGTTTCGTACGAGGATTGTTTTTCAACGATTCTCCTACACGCGCAACCCATGGTTTGATGAATTCTTGGAATTCTTCAATAAGCTTGGGGTCTGTCTTACAGACCTTAGAAACAGTCTCTCGATGCTTTATAAGGGCATCCTGGACGAAAGAAGAATCAACTTCTTTCGCCAAGACCTTACATTGCATGAGATCCCACAGGGTACCAATACGCCTTTTGAGAGTACCGGTAGCCTGTCTAATCTTACGACCATACTTCACAGGGAATAACTGTGTACCAGGAATTGGTACAACAGGTCTTTCCTGAGAGGTACGAAGAGAGAAATAATCGGCTAACATGCCCTTAAATGCTTTAGGGAGCTCTTTGACTGTTAAGTCTTTGAACACCTTCTGCAAGTGAGCATAATGTCGATCGAACGCAAAACTAAATTTGCTGTGAAAGTTAGTGAGATGCCAATACCTGAGGCAGGTCACATAGCTTTGGATAGTTTCCTTACGGAAGTTATCACGTCCGGCTTGGGATTGACTTTGAACTTTGGGGCTATTGCCCTTCCGCTTCATTGTCGCTTCCCCCGTTGCACGGCTTCGGAACGAACCACCTTGATTTTTTCTTCCTTTAGATGGAATAACTCCCATCTCTAGGCTAG